CCCAGAGCGTCCCGCCAAACGCGACCATATTACACGTCTGCGTCGCCGGGGCGGGTAGGGTGTGCGCGTTATAGCCCAACGCCGTAAGGTGGTACATGACGGTGCGGCCTGCGCCACTCACCTCGACATTATCCTGGGCAGCCCATAAGACCCCCGTGCCTGGATCAATCGTCAGGGATCGAAAGCGCCGCATGAAGGCCCCTTCGTCGAGGACGACTGTGGGGGTCTCGCCCGGCTCCCAGCGGTAGAGACGCGCAAAGGGTGCCGTCCCCAGGTAGAGGCCGGGGCCTCGACCATCGCTGAAATCATACGCGGCCATGGCCCAGACCCGCGTGTCAGTGGGCAAGGAGGCGACCACCTCGCCCGTCCCGTCCCCACTGGCACTCGGGTGGAGCCGCCACAGTTGTGAGACGCCTGGCGTGGAGGCGGGTTGGATGGCCGCATACACCTCCCCTTGCGAGAGCCCCAGTGCCGAGCACAGGCCCTCCATGGGCAACCCCAGACTCCAGAGGTCCGAGACCACATTGCTCTGGCGAAAGAGGCGCACCGGTGGCCCGGCCTGCGGCGTATCGACCGGCTGTGTGAGGCGTTGCCCAGCGCCCAGATCGAGCTGGTCTGTCCCGACCGCCAGGAGGGCATAACAGGCAGCCGGTCTGCCAAACGCCGTGTGCAGAAACCACGGCGCCCCCTCCGGCGCCGGCCAGGTTTCACGGACCCGCGGGGCCCCGGGCGGCAGACTGCCCGGCAGGTTTGACAGGCTTCCCACGTCCCAGCTTTCCCACACCCCGCGCAGGAGCCCGGATTCCCGCAGCGTCAGGCCCAGCGCCAGGCCGGTGGCCTGCGGCGTGAACGCCAGCGTCGCCTGCCGCAGCTCCCCGACAAACGGCGTAAGCCCCAGTAGTGGAGCCCGCACCGCGACGTGGTCCGTGACGCTCAAGGGGAGCGCCGGCAGCGCCGCCTCAAGGGACACCTCCCGCCGGATGACACTGAGCTGCCGCACGAACCGCGACAGGAGCAAATCGGCGGTGGCAGGGTCCGTGATGAAGTCGCAGAAGAAATCAAAGCGCGTGCGCGTATGCAAGGTGTCGGCGGCCTGGCCGCAGAGGGTCTGGAGTTCGGAGTACTGGCTGATCGAATCGTCTGGCGTGACGTAGAGCACGGCGGCATACTGCCCGGCCTGGCTGGTCGTGACCTGCGTCGAGACGCGCTGATACCACAGGTAAAAATCCGTGTAGACCTGCTCCATGGGGAGCCCCTGCACCTCCAGGGTCTCCTGGAACACGTCGTGCTGGCTGTCGAGGTGGAGCACAGGGAGGTGGTCAGGATCATCGGCCGTGATTTTGTAGACGCCATCGAGGTCCTTGAACACCGTACAGAAGCACTCCTGTGACATGCGCGTGAGTAGCTGGTCCGTCCGCCCAGGATCCGGAATATACCCACTAAAGAGCCACTCGTTGCGCCGCTCGGCCGATGCCGCCACGCTGACGGGATCAAGCGTGAGATGGGGCAGAAAGCGCGCAAAGATGGCGGCCATGAGCAAGACCGGGTTGCGGCCTGGCGGCAGAAACCGGATGCCGTCATATTCGACCGTATTTCCGGCTGCTGACGCCTGTCCCTGGAGGGAGATCCGCAGCGTGGGCTCGGTCGCCACAAAGGCCAGGGCCAGGCGCTGCCACTCGGACGGCCCGCGCACCACCCGGGCCGTGTACAGGGTCGGGTTCGTCGGCGTCCCGAGGGAGATGATCCCGCTGCCCTGTCTGGCGTCTTCTGCCACTGCAAGACCTCCCTCTAGGCCACTGAGACCACGGCGGTGGTCACTTCAATCGGGGGAATCTGGCCACCATAGCGGCCACTGATGGCGATAACGAAGCGGTACGCCCCGCCCGCCGGCGTCATTGTACTCTGCAACCTAAACTCTGCCTGTCGGCCATACGGGCTCGCCGGCTGATCGGGCTGCAGATAGCGCTGATACTCTGGCGGCCCGCCCCCCGCTGGCCACAGCTGCACCTCCACCGTCACCTCACTGAGCGGCGGCAGGCTGCCGAGTGTCACGCCGCCGGCTCCTCCCCCGGCGGCATAGACGACATCCGTGCGCCCCGCCCACAGAAAGGCGAAGACGCGCACATCGAGCGCGAGGGCCTGCCCGGGTGTGACTGTCAGCGGTTGTTCCATGCTCACATGGTACGACGCATAGCCCGCGGCCCGGTACCCAAACGAGGTGTCAGGGGCAGGCTCGTCCACATACAAGGGCGCGACGGGCAAGGTAAACGTCTGGCTGCCGTGTTCATTGACGGCAGACGGCGGCGGTGGTTCCGGGGGCGGTTCCGGGGGCGGCAGCGGTTCCGGCGGTGGGGGAACATACTCCGGGATGGCATGCTCCATGCCCTCGATCGTGATCTCCCAGCGAAACACCTCCTCATCTTCCGGATCAGGGGGGAACGTAAAATCACCATTGCCCAGCAAATTCTCGATCATCTTGACGGGCGTGCGCCAGTTGAACAGCAGCACATAGCGCTCGCCCACCTCGACCGCGATGTCTTGCGTCACGCCCACGAGCGTGGTGTCGACGTTTTGCAGTTGGAGTTTATACGACCCCGCCTGCACCTCTTGCAGCACCACCGCCGCCGTGGTGCCTGGGAGCGGCGTCCAGGGCGCCAGCTCCCCGGCCTCAAAGCCGCCATTGAGGAGCGGGGGCAGTGGCGGGTCGGGAATGACCTGGACATCCACTTGCACACCCTCGTGTGGCTCGGGCAGATCGAGTACCGCCGTGCCTGCCGGCAGCCCCGGGGCGTCCGTCACGAATGTATACGTGTCGATCACCCCGTCCTGGTCGCGTACCGCCAGGAGTTCGAGGGGTGAGAGGCCGAGTCCAATGAGGTAGCGGTAGACGATCGGCGGCGCCAGGGTGACCGCCTCGCCCGCCAGATGGACCACGGGCGCACTGCGGACCGGCGCGAGCAGTTGCAGCGTGGACGCCCCATCAAGGAGCAGCCCGACCCGCCGGCCACTATAGGTGATCGTTTCGCTGCCCACCACAATGGCCCCGGCTGTCGGGAAGTTCGCTCCCGTCTCTTGCAGGTTGATTGTCTCCACCGCCGCCGCGGGCAGTGGGGTGGCGAGCGTGCCATTGGCGACGGACGAGACCAGCGTCGGGGACACCCCGAGCGCCGTCCCGATAATGAAGGGAATCGTCAGGCCATGGGCCGCAAGCGGCGCACCGGGAAAGACGCTGGTGCCAAGCGGCACTTCGATGTCGCGGTGATCTTGCTGGCTACCGTCCACGATGGTGAACGTGAGGACGCCGCGCGTCAGGCGGGGCGTGGCCACCCGGCCACTAAACAGCGTGAGAATCTGGCTGTCCGTATGCGTCACACCGCCCAGAAACCCACCCCAGACCACGGCGGGCTGTTCACTGAGGGTGAGGAGGAGCTGTTGCACGGAGTCCAGCGGGGCGCCCACCTGCCCGGCCTGCACGCGCACCTGGCAGGTGACCGTGCCGAGCCGCGAGGATCGATCGTCCGCCAGCTCCATACTGATGGAGCCCACGCCCTGTCCCATGGGCGCGAGGTACGGGTAGACGAGCATCCCAGCGGGGAGCCAGCCGTCCGGCCAGGGCCGGGCCGTGAGGACCAGGTTGCGGCTCGGGATGAGGACCGCCAGAAAGTCTTCCACCCCCAGCCCCTGCCTGTAGGTGGCCACCAGGGGCGCCCAGGCGTCCGAGACCTCGCGCATGCTTAGCCCTCCTCCCTGAGTACCAGCGTCACGCTCAGGCGTCCAGCGGACGTTTCTTCCCAGGTGAACGCCGTGTCGAGGAGCCAGCGCACCTGGCGGCTTTGTCCGCGCTCATCAATCCAGGTAAAGGGCTGCTGGCTGCCGTCGATCAAGGGATGCCAGAGAAACGCCCACAGGGCGTCGAAATCGCGCTGGGACAGGCCAGGGAGCTGCACGGTGTAGCGCGGCCGGGGTGCCGCGAATTTCAGCGCCAGGGCCGCCATGCCGTCCGTCAGGGCGACCACCTGCCCGGTCTCGATACTGGTCTGCGCTGGCCAACTCTGGCCTCTGGTGAGCGTCACGGTGGGCACGCCTGCTTTGACGAACTGGGGATACGCCATACCCTATCCTGTCAATGGCCGTCTGGACAGATCGGCCTGGCGCAAATACGGCACCAGGTCCCGCGCCAGCGAGGCGGCGTCCTGCGCCTGGGTATTGATGGTGAGCTGGTACACGTTCGTGCGTTGCGTCGTCGTGTCTGGGATCCCGCCTGGCCGCGCCGCCGTCCCACCCCCAATGACCAGGGAGCCGCTCGGCGGTCCCGTCGGCGCCAGGGGTCCCGTGGGAGCAACGCCACTGCCACCCCCCGTCGGCCGCGTCCCGGTCGTGCCCGTGCCGGTGGCCGTGGTGCCGGTGCCGGTGGTGCCGGTGGCGGTGCGGGTGCCAGGCAGCGGTCTCCCAAGTTCGTCAACGCCCAGTTTCGCCAAGGCGGCTTGCAGGGCCGCGATCGTTTCAAGCTGCCGCGCGATGCGATAGTCACGCTCGCCTGGAGCCCCGCCTGCTGCGGTAATGACGTTGCTCTGTATGCCTTGCAGTTCCTGGCGCGCTTGCTGGAGTTGCTTGAGTAAGCCAGGCACATCACTGGCAAATGTGGTTTCGACAGAGATCTGGAGATCCATCAGACGCTGCGTTTCGTCGCTTAATTTGACCACAGATGCCGCAAGTTCTTCGACCGTCCCTTTCGCACGTTCGAGCGCGCCGCGACTTTGGAGCCATGAGGTATCAATCTGCTCGGCCGCCTGCTTTCCGGCCAGGGCAATGTCGCCAAAAGCATCGACGTAAGGCTTCGGGAGTTCGACGCCGGCCTTCCTGGCAATGTCGAGCATGCGCGTATTGACGGCCTGAAAATCGGTCGGGAGTTGCTGAAAACCCGCCTTGTCGATCTGCTCCACGACGTCAAGCCACGTATCGAGCAGTTGCTCCGGTGTGGCCGTGCCAGCGTCCAGGATCGTCGTGAAATCGGCCAGGGCCTCGGTGGCCGTCCGCTGCAGCTCGGCACGGGTGGCCAGCCCCAGGCGCTCAAACGCGGCCTGAATCCCGTCCGCCGTGGTACTCGCACGGGTCCGCATGGCGTCAAAGGCTTGTTGAAAGGCCGCCGGTAACGCACCAAAGCGCGCCCGCAAGACATCGGCGGCATCCTCATACGCCTGGCTGATCTGGCGGGCCGAAAACTTCCCGCTCTCTTCCATGGTTTTCAGCTGCGTGATGACGGTCTTCACGGAGCGCTCCAGTTCCTCCGTCGAAATGGCCTTGATCACGTCGCCTAGCTTGAGCTTTTCGAGTGTGGCCTTGAGTCCGCTGGCGGCATTGTTGGCATCGTCAAAGGCTTTATTGAGGGCCTTCTGCGCGTCGCTCAGCTGCTCGGTCTGCTGCGCCGCAGCGCTGGCGGCCTTCCCCTGCTGCGGCAACACCGCGCTCTGCGTTTTGACCGCCTCCGACGTCGCACTGACCGTCTTCCTCGTGCCTTCCTGCGCAGTCCCGAGCCGGTTCGTCCCAAGGACAAAGTCATCCGCCATCTGTTGGAACGTGGCGCTGGCCAGTTCCAGCCCAGCGCTCAGTTGCTTGCTGGTCGCGGCGAGTTGGCTGAAGCGCCCATCCGAGAGCCCGAGTGCGCTGGCAGCCTGATCCAGCGCCGTGACCACCTGCGCCAGCGGGGTCACCAGGCCATCGACGAGGTACTGCCCGAGCTTGATCACGCCAGCAGTGGTGTAGTCGAACGCCGCATTGAGCAGGTCCCACCCTGCGGTCACGAAGTCGATGGCGGGCCGCACGTTGCCCTTGAGGAGCTGGTCGAGGACATCGAGCGCGTTGTACGTCTCGCCGGCGCTCCCGGTGGCGGTGAGCATGCTGGCGTTGAGTTCCCCCATGGCGGCGGCAAAGTCTCGCACGGCCGCCGTATCACCCAGGATGCGAAAGAACGCGGTCAAATCCGCCGTCAGCGTCTTGAGCGTCTCGCTCTGCGCAAACGCCCGCCAGAGCTTCGTGACATCGGCCGCCAGCGTCGCCGCCGCGCCGGTGATGCTCGTAAAGACACTGAGCAGCGGTGGGGCCACTTCCTGCACCAGCCGGTCCAGCGTGTTGATGAACGTCTGCCAGGCCGCCCCCGCCCCGGCCAGGTTCTTGCTGGCGGCTTGCTGCGCCAGGCCAGTCACGTTGGCATACGACCCGACCGTCTCGTTAAACGTTTCGAACTGCGTGCCGGTGAGGGTCAGAGCGGCCCGAAAGCCCTCCGAATCGTTAATTAACTCCTTCAGGCGTTCGGCACTGCCGCCAGTCACCTCGTTCAATCGCCGAAAGATCCCCGTTAAGCCTTCCTCAGCGAGGACCTGCTTGACGTTGATGCCCTCAGCGGCGAATTTTGCGCTGTTCTGAATGAGTTGCTGGAAGAAGGAATTGAGGCCGGTAGCGGCCGTGTCGGCATTCTTAAACGTCTGCGTCAGCACGGCGATGGCCGCATTGGTGTCGATGAACGACGCCCCGGTCGCGGCCGCCGTTGCCGCCACTTGCGGGAAGGCCTGGGCAAACTCTTCTAAGCGTCCTTGCCCACGCACGACGGTTTGCGCAAACACGTCGGTGACATACTGCGCCTGTTCCAGGGGGATGCCGAACGCGGCCGCGGATTTGGTGACGGCATTAATGGCCGTATCGAGGTTGCCGAGCCCGCCTTTCGCCAGTTCTGCCGAACGCGTCAGGACCGTGATGGCGTTGTCCGCCGGCACGTTGGCGCCCAGAATGTCGTAGAGCCCCTTCGCCAGTTCGGTCGAGGAGCCCAGGGCTGGGGGAAGTGCCAGCAGTTGTTCACGCAACTGACTCAGTTGCTGGGTACTCACCGTCCCGAGCGCACTGATGGCGTTGAGCGCGGCCTCAAAACCCGTGGCGGCCGTCGCCGCGGCACTGAGCGTCGTCGCGATGCCGGCCACGCCGGCGAAGCCGAGCGCGAGCCCCGCTGCAGACTTGGCGCTCTGCGCCAGGCTGGAGGCAAACGACGTGCTACTCTGCGTCGCCTGGTTCTGCGCCTGCGTCTGCTGCTGCGTCGCTTTGGTGGTCTCACTCAGGGCCTTGTCGAGTTGCCGGAGCTCGGCAATACCCTTGTCTGCGTTTACGACTATTTCTAGCACGACCGGAGGCATACAATGCTCCTACCGTTGCTCTTGCATAGCTTGGCTCTGCGCCTGCACATACTCCGCGAGGATGACCAGCCGCGTCAGCAGCCAGTCGGCGGCGTAGGCATCCAGGTCATCCAGCTTGCGTAAGATGCGTACCGCGTCCCAGCCAATTTTCTGCACTTGCCAGAAGATTTCCCAGGCCTGCAGGTCGTCCGCATGCACCGGCGTGCCAGGACTGTACCCGTGCGTGCGCCAGTAGTGACACGCCTTGAGCCCGCCCAGGTCGCAGGGAATCTCCTCGCCCTCTTCCCCTAGTTGCGCTCTGCAGTCCCAACAGGTAATGGACTGGCCGGTGCGAGGGGAGACGAGGGCGAAGCGTGCATCAAAAAATCGGTATACCTCTCGCGTAGCTGCTCAGGAGACGTCTCCATGGCCAGCTCATCAATACGCTGGATCACGGCCCAGGGGAGATACGGGATAATCTCTTCGAGAAAGGGCACAGGTTGCATCTGCGCATCGAGGACGTTCTCCCAGCCACGGATACAATAGGTCGCAATCGCCAGTTGCAGGCCTGCCACGCCTTGCATATCAAAGGTGCCGCGTTGCGCATGCGTCGTGAGGAGCTCATGGCGCTTGGAGGGCGGTAAACGTCGATACCAAAACGTACTCTCTTCAAACGTGAAGCTCAGCCGTTCTTTGTCCGTGATGAGAAAGACGGGTTTTTTCAGCGGCGTCGCTGGTGTTGCCTGCCCGTTCGTCCCTTCTGCCATACCTCGCTCCTAGCGTAAGAGTGGATTGTTCGCGACCCCACACACCACCTCGACCGCACACGGCCCCCCGAACGTCGTCGTCGGCATGCCTGCCGCCGGCGCGTCCGGCACCTCCGCCTGCACCACATGCTGCACGCTGGGCAGCCCCACCTGCACCGGGCTGGGCCGCACGTCCGTCAGGCGCAGCGCCGGCAGGGACCAGGTCAGGTGATAGGGCTGGGATGCGCCGCCGATCGCCGGCCCGGTGAACTCGAGTGCACCCATGAGCGGCGTGTCCGCGCCCCAGGTCTCCAGCCAGGCGTCACTGGCGTACCGCGGCATCTCGAACGCGAGCGTCAGCATAGGCGGCGCCGTGCGCGTATATTCCTCCGGTGCCAGGCCCGCGCGTGGGCCAGACGTCGCCACCAGGTTATTCTCCAGCCGCACCTCCAACGTGCGGTAGCACACGTCATGGGCCGCCTGCAGCGGTTGGGTGGCGCTGCGTGGCCCGAGCCGCAAGCGGCCATGGCGCACGCTGAGGAGGGGCCAGCCATACGGTGGCAGGGCCTGGAGTGTGGTCACTGTATTGACGGCGGAGCTCCGAGAGAGCGACTCCCCAACCAGCACGACCTCCCCGTTCACCGTCAGCCCATCGCTCGTCAGCGCCAGCGACTGCACCATGCCACTCAGCAGCTCCCACACACTGACCTGACGCCAGGCGGCGAACGTGCCCCGACGCACCAGCCTGGTGCCTGTCGGCTGGCCACCTTCGACGGGCCAGGGCTCGGATGCCAGGTCCGCGCTCACTTCGTACAGATGGCGGTACGCACCCCCACCGAGCGTCTGGGGTAGTGCCGCCGGCATATAGCCCAGGGCACACGCCAGGAGGGCCTCGAGCCCCTGATAGCGCCAGCGAAAGGCCACCCGCACGCTGGGCGCTTTGCTCACGACATCGAGGGCCTGTGGCCCGAGCGCGTGGGCCCGAGTGACGACCGGGACCTGCTGCACCCCCGCGTCGAAGTCCGCCGTGAGAATCGGCCAGATGTCCCGCACCAGCGCCGAGACCAAAGCAGGCCACTGCTGGCCGTCGGTCGCGGATTCGTGCGCGAAGCCTGCCAGCGTCTGCGTCCCGATCGAGAGCGTCGGCACCGGTACCGGCGGCACATGCGTACCCCGGCCCCAGCGAAACAGGCCAAGACCGAGCGCCAGGCCGCGCAGATCGCCACGTGGCATCGGCCTACGTCTCGGTCATATAGACGACCGGGTTCGCGCTACTCACCGTGATCGTCGCGCCAGCCGCCTCATCCGTCAGCGCTGGCGGCGTACCGAGCGTGAGGGACGTCGGCGTCCAGGCCGTCGCCTCAAAGGTCCCATTGTTGGCCGGCGTCGCCGCGCCACTGATGGTCACCTGCCCGCCAGGTGCCACCTGGGGAAAGGTCCCGCCGGTGAGCGTGAGCACATTCGAGGCAATGGCGATCTGCGCGCTGGTGGTCGCCGCAGCGCCCCGCGTAATCGAGGCCTCGGTGGTGAGCACGCGCGGCCCAGGCCCCGCGGTCGGCGCCGTCGCCGTGACGAACGTGAGGTTGGGGATCACCAGCGTTTTCGTCTGCCCGGTCGTGGGATGCGTGTAGAGGAGCCGCGCCTGGAGCTGCGTATAGTTCTGGCGCCAGGTGATGATTTGCTCCTCTTCCGTGCGGAAGCGCGGGAACGTGATGGCCAGACGAAACGTCAGGAAGGCGTTCTCGATGGGCTCCATAGGCGATTGGGAACAATTGGTGTAATCGATGGCGTAGGGTCTGGCCATGGTGAGCGTCAGTTCACTACAACACAGATCATCGGTCGTGGGCGACAGGGCATGATCCTGTGTCCCGACCAGCAGTTGGAGATGGTGATGCAGCAGTCTCCTGGAGTCCTGGAGGAGTGTCACCAGGTGGGCATGGGTATTGACCGTCGAATTAAGCTGGAGGGCACCAGGGACCACACTCGTGGTCAGGATGACGCCATCAGCATTACTGGTCCACTGGATCTGGGTGGCCTTCGAGCCGCTGTAGTCCCACACCCCGAGCACTTGCTTGTCGATGGAGATCGTCAGTCCCTGGCCTTGCAGACTATCGACGAGGTCGTAGCGTCCCGCTGCAAACGCGCCAAAAAAGTGTTTCAGCAACACCCACTCGTTCGCATAGCGCATCGGGACAACAATATCGCCTGTGGCGGAGAAATTGCCTTGCTCCGGTGTGCCGTATACAGGGCTCCCCTGCAAGGATTCATCAGGGATCTCTGCGTAGACATCATTCAGTGATTCACTGATACTTGGCAGCACTTGTGTTGCGAGTGCTGGCGTACCGTAGGGATTTTCTTCCGCCACACCGATCCTGGTCAGGTACCCGATACTTGTCACACTTGGTGGTTCGGCCATGCGGCTCTCCTACAGCAAGAAGATGTACAGCGCACACCCGACCAGCGCGAGCAGCGCCATGATGATTACGAGATCGCCCGTCATGCGGTAGGCGCCAGCGCGAACGCGTCGACCGGCCAGGCGCATTGCGCAAAGTGACAGAGGTGCGTTTGTCCAACCCTGCTGTGCGCCACCTGCTCGATCTGCAGTGGCCCGACGCGGTCAAACGTCCCCACCGTATGCACCGGCCTGAGCAGCTCGGCGATCTGTTCTAACAAGTGTTGGAACACCAGCTCACTCGCCTGCAGGTCGTCCACGCTGAGAAAGCCGCGCAACACCAGCCGTTCCTGCCCGCGCTGTTCGAGGCCAGGGTTGCGTTCGTTCTGCACACTCTCCCGCGTCAGCGTCCAGGCTCGGATGCGCTGTGGGTCACCAAACACGCCGGACGCCAGGTCCGGCTCCACAGTGAGACGCTCGTAGGGATGCACCAGGCCGATCTGCGGGATGGTGGCGAGTTGTGCGCTGAGCCAGTCTCCTAGTGCTCTATACGTCGTGATCGTGTCGTCAGGCACCTCCTGTGAGGTGAGAGTGAGATACTCGGACGCCACCACGAACGTCTCACTGAAGTGGACGTCTACCGTGTCTGACAGGCGGCGCGGTTCCTGGCGCTCCAGCACCGGCGCGCTCAGATACTCCGCACTGCCGGGGACGGTGACGACGGCGCTGAGCGTGTCCATCACGGCATCCAGGAGATCCTGACACACCCGTTCTGAGGCGTGCGGATCGTCCAGCGCGAGAAAGCCCCGCAGCCGCAACCGGTGCAGGCGCTCGACGCTCGCGTTGCCGCGCCAGATTTCGGCGGTACCGGCACGCGACAGGCACCAGTAGCGCAGCGTCGGCAGTGGCCCCATGACGCCGCCCAGCGCGGTCGGGTCGAGGGCGATGCGGTCGTAGCCGTACACGTGGCCGATGTCAGGCATGGCCTGGAGCGGTGTCAGGAGCGCGGTCATGATGTCAGCGAGTGGCACGGGTGCTCCAATCTCCTAGCATAGGGCACAATATACGAGGTACAATTCTGGAGTACCAGGTGGTACACTGGCGCCGACCGGGTAGGGTCTGATCAACCCTCTAAGTTCGGGGCCTGTACTCTGAAACCCGGTTCACCCACACCGTACAGGAGGTGTCGCATGTCCCCCGAACTCCGCACGTTCCTCGAAGCCATGCAGCAGGACTTTCACACGACGTACCTCATTGCCCTGTGGAGCACGTTGGCGACCCTGGCCCTCGTTGCGGCCATGTTCGTCTGGGGCTGGCTGACCACCGCGCGCATCCGTCAGGAGATGGAAACCTATGCGGGCCAGGCCGAAGCGCGTCTTCAGGCGATCCTGGCTGAGGTCCGGCGCCAACCCTAACTTCCCCCCTGGAGCAACCTGGCCGCCCGGTCCATCGCCTGGCGCAGCATGCCCTCCATGCGTGGTCTGACCGCGGAGATGGCATCGCGAAACATATGCCGCCCGCGTGTGCCGCGCCGGGCGATCGCCCGCTGCACGGCGTAGGCCGCCCGTTCGTTGCCCAGCACCCGCCGCGCCCACAGGAGTAGCGGGCCGATAGGGGCCCAGTGCGGCGCCGTCCCCTCTTCCACAGCAGAAGCGTAGGGTGCCTGGGCCCCCGTAAAGACCGTGCCCCGGATGGCGGCGCTGAGCGAGGTGCCCGTGGTCACGTCGGTGTAAATCGAGGCCCGCAGCAGGCCGCTGGCGCCGACGGGGGTGCGGCTCCTCGCTTCGCTGGCGACGTCTTCAACGATGGCGCGCACCGCCAGAGCCGCCTCACGATAGATGACTTGGCGGCTCTGCTCGGCGTGCAGGAGTGGAATGTTCGGGACCGTCAGCTTGTAGGTGATGAAGGGCTCAGCCACAATGCTGCCTCTCAGAAGGTTTGTGCTACCCCTCGCCCGGCATACGAAGGGAGGTGCGACGTGCCCCCGAAGCACTCACAGACGGTGCTCAACATCGTGCAGACGATCTTCTACACGCTAGCGATTGTCGCCATACTGGTGCTCTCTGCGCTCTTGTACCGCCATATGCGCCAGCAAGAACGCTACCATGACCGGCAAGACCTCGAACTCAAGACGTTGCTCCGGGAAAACTGCACCATCCTGAAAGACCGCGACTAGATCACCTGATAGTCTTTCTTGGGATATTGTGCAATATGTGCTCTCAGGTCACCTATCGTAAATTGGAAAAAGTCACTGCGATGTCTGCCACGCCATTGCCCCATGCATTTTACGCAATCATTGAGGGCTAATAAGTCGCAAGGATTTGTTATGATGCGTACCTCAAGCGTACAATCAAATTTCATAATGAACGCTAAAATGGGCGTATGCGTTAATGCTTTGGTTGAGCGCAAATCACTCAAGAAGAAAAACTCTGTACTATCTGCCCTCCCAGAAGTGCAAACCATCTCTTCCTCTATACCAACATCTGGTATGACTCCACTCTCCTCCAGCATGCGACGAATAAAGTAATCAGCCGTAAAGGGATCTCTCATCTACCCTACCTGCCTCACCTGGCTCTTCCACCAGGGATGACCCTTCCCACCAACGATGTTCAGCACCTGCCACGTCGTGCCGTCCGCCCGGTCAAAATCGTCGTAGCGCGTCGGCGTCCACGTGACGAGACACGTCTGGATGCGGCACTCCAGGTCGTTGCGCAGGATCTGCTCCAGGTCGATCTCGCTCGCCCGAAAGTGCTTGAGCCGCGCCGGCACGTCCGTATACACGGTCGGTGTGGCGTTCGGCGCGCTGCGGTTGCGGTACGTCAGCGGCTCCATGAGCGTGCCGTACATCGACACCGCGTGCATGCCAAGTTGATCCATGGCCATCTGGGAGAGCATAGGCGTCCCCTAGTACAACTTGATCACCGTCCGCTTGCGCGTGCCGAGCGCTCGCAGCGTGCCACTCGCGTCGAGCGCGAGCGCTCGGTCGTAATACGGCCGCGCCTCCTTGCCTCGTTGCAGCGCGACACGCGTATCGCCGTCGCCGATGTCCGTGGCGCGGGGGTCAATCAGACACACATTGTCGGCAGCGAGGTAACATTCAATCACCTCCAGCGTCGGCTCGACCGTGCCGGTCGGTGCCAGATACGTGTCCACCATGATGGACGCCATGTCGATACACTGCTGGACTTGCGCATCCGTCGCCGTCGTCGGACAGATGAGACGCACATCGTCAATGCTGGTGCGCTGCGGCACGAGACCTCCTACCGGCGCGAGCGCGTCGTCGGTTCGTCGGGTGCCGGCGCGGGCACGTCGGGCGCCGGCTCCAGGCGGTCGCCAAACGCCGCCAGCTCGGCCTCCGTCGGCGTGATCACATCACCAGCCTGGTATTGCTTCGTCTGGGGCTTCCCCTCCGCGTCCGGTTCGACGCGCGAGATGGGAGAAAGCAAGCGATGCGGCCCAATCGTCTCAGCCATAGCAACCCTTTCTCTAGGCGACGCCCGTATAGTGCACAAGGCCCACCTTGTTCTCGCCATCCGCCTTGATGCGGGGCACGAGGGACCCGATGACACGCACGTGCTGCGCCAGCCCGCCCATCATCTCCCACGGCACATTGGCCGGGTCCATTTTGACCGCCACATCGACCGTGCGCCGCTGCAGCTCGACAAGCACGAGTTCCCCGACAGGCACGGCAAAAGATGGCTTGATCGAGACGATCTGCGGAAACGACTCCACAATGCGCCGGTAGACGTTCCAGGCCCGGTCGACGCCTTCCTCGGCGTGCATCTGCCCGAATTGCAGGACGTGCATATACAGGCCGTAGGGACCGGGACGCCTGAGCGTCAGCATGTCGGTGTACATCTTGAGCACGGTCGCGTACACATTGTCCGGGGTCGCCCACGTGGTGCCCGTGCCAATGACACGCTGGGGATGCGTGCGGTAGCCATAGATCGTGTTGCCATCGACCGAGAACGCTGGCGCGCCGTTCACCAGCCACGCCTCGAACGTCTCGGAGACCGAGCGCATCGCCTCTTCCGCATAGGCCGTCTCTAAGCCCCCGCCGAGCCGCTGCACGGCTTCGAGTTCCGTAATGTCGAACTCGTAATCCTCGAAGGCAAACGGCAGTGGGACCAGATGCGGGGTGACCGTCAGGCGCTGGTTGTTGCCGGCCGCGCTGGCGCGCATATCCGTCGTGGCGGGTTCCATACGGCCGATCGCCGTATACTGCGACGCGGCAATGCCGAGGGAGGGGATCGTCTGCGTCAGCCCTCGGCTGGTGAGATCGAGGACGGCGCCCATGTACTGATCGGCCACGCTGAGCCAGAGATTATCCAGCTCCAGCCAGTGCTCTTTGAGGAGCGTCGCATGCGTGTACAGCGTGTCCGAGCGCTGCGCGGCGTGGAGGCGCAGACGCGCAATGCCCTGCGGGGAGAGAATAGACGCGGGCGGCCCACCGCGCAGGGCCTGGGTTTCGAGAGCAACGGTCACGTGAGCCCTTTCTATTGCGCAATCACGCGCACAAGGATACGGCCCGGTGTCGGGTCCCCGCTGGCGAGTTCCGCTTCCAGGGCCTCGGCGACGGCCACCCCGGGGGTGACCCCGGTGGTTAAGACGCGGAGCAGGCCCGCCCCGGCCGATTCGAGCGGCGTCCCAACGGTAATCGCGGTGCCCGAGGCACAGCGCGCGAACACCGCCTCGCCCGGCGCCGGCGCCCGGTAGGACACGGTGTCGCCCGCCGCGTAGGCATCGTCCTGACCCTTGCCGAATTGCCAGTTGCCGTCCGCAAAGAGCGGCGCGGCCCGCCCGGCGGCCGTTGAGTGCGGGCGCACTTTGCCGAGATCAGCGCCAGCGGTCGGGATCACTTCAATCAAATCGCCTGGCGTGATGGCCGCCTGGGCGGTGGCATGCCGCGCCCCCGTGGAATCCGTCCGAAAGATCTGCTCGTTTGCCACCGGGCTACTCCTTCTTGGCCAGAATGGATTTCGGCAGCCAGGCCTCCTCGCCGTCCGCCTGTGCGCGCACCGCAGGGAGACCCTGCCCGGCGTAGGACGCGTCCTGCGGTCCCATGGCGGTGAGCTTGTCGAGGTCCTCCACACTCATGCCCTTCAGCGTGGACTCACTCAGGACACACCACGTATTCCCGACAAGCGCCGCGATCACCGCGGCCTTGCGCGTCTCTTGCGCCTGGAGCGCGGCGAGCGCGTCCGTGTCCGGTTCGAGGTAGGCGAGCTGCGCTTCAGACATCGCTTCGAGTGCGGCGCGGTCGCTCTCGCTCCACTTCGTCTGGGTGTTGGTAATCAGCGCCGTGACACGCGCTTTCACCGCGTCTGAGGCCATAGGAGGGTCCTCCTTTGCTTGGGTGACGGGGACATAGGTGGTCTGCCGTTGGACGTCCGTGGCGCCCTCGGTGAGGGCAATCTGGCCGTCCGTCTCGGTCCAAGACCGTTGCAGCAAGCGCTCGCCCTGGCGGTAGGTGAAGGTGTGATTCGTCATATCCACCGCGTCTATAAAAATAGGCGTGAAATCAACGGCCATCTCACGCGCCAGCGCGCCATAGAGCGCCTCGCGTGTGTCAGCGTCGGTCTGGTTCGTGCGTACGGGGGGTGTCGGCAGCGCACGTGCCATTGCACAGACCTGCTCCTTCGTGCCATCGCCCACGTAGTAGCCATTCACAAAGACTGCTGGCGCTCCTGCTGCGCTCCCGGACTCTTCCTGTTGCACAAAGGTCTTCAGCGTATGCATAAACCCGCGCCAGCCGCGCGCCTGAACATGGTCCATAGGCGTCTCCTGATGGCAGGTGCACTGCTGGTTCAGGCGTGGACTCCCGCATCCACTCTGCCAGTCGCAGGCGCCGATGCCGTTGGGTAAGAGGGCGAGATGGTCAGGCCGGAGATCGTGATGCACTTCGCTGTAGGGCACACCGTAAAAGGCGCCAGAGGTCTCTTCGGCGTAGGAGTAAAAGCCGGTCGAGAGCTCGAGCGGCGTCTGCGCTTCGAGCATCGTCATGGCCTGCACGGCTTCGCCGCCGACAGAGAGCACCTGCGCGACGTCGAGCCAGAGTTCCGCGCGCAAGCTGGTGACCGTGTGCCCCTGGCGCTGGCCTGTGCCGAGTGAGGCATGGTAGAGATGCCCGACGCCCGACGCCGCGAGGACCTCGGGGGTGCGCGCGCTCATGGGGACACCCTGCGCATCGAGCGGGTGATTCAGGACTATTGGTACGTTGTTCCAGTCTGGCGCAAGGAGTTCGCTGCCGGGAATGTAGGCACCATTGAGGACGCCTTCCACAATGAGCACAGCTGGAGCAGTGAGGTATTCGCGGTTGTTCAGGGTGAGACGCGCAGGGGGGACCGTGAGAGCAGTCTGGATGGTAAGACGCCGTGTCGTGCGTGGCATGCGTGTGTCCACAAAAAAAGCGCCACCATCGGGCGTTATGCCAGGACAGTGGCGCGTGGGGCGTTCCAGAGGCGCGTCCACCCCTCTAGGAGGAGCGACAATTTTGGCGAAGTATGGGTGACGTCAACAGATTTGTCAAGCGCGCCTGCGCATCGAGCGTGTCGGCCTGCCCCGTCAGGCGCAGTTCGCACTTGCCGAGATAGCCCTGGGCATTGTGGTGAAAGGTCAGAGAACCGTTCGTGCGGCTCTCCAGCACGTGCACCCAGAATTCGAGGACCTCACGCGTGACGCCGTGCCTGGCCAACATCGACAGGAGGGAGAGGGCGTGGTCAGGCATGGAGGACCCTCCCGTTGACGCTACACCGACATTGCGGGTGCGCTGGCGGAAACATGACCGACCCTACGGGCGTCTGAAACGGCTCATCGAGACGCACGCCGTTCGGGTTCATTGATGGGATAGGTTGACATATCCTGGAGCATAATCGTTCGTCAGGCGTGAGCAGCCAGAAGCGCCTGAAACGCTCACGATCTAGAGTCCCCTGCCGCGCGGCTTCCTCAAGCAATGCCTGATTGCCGGCGTGCGCACTCCAGAGGCTTTCCGTCCGCGCGATATTTTCCACCCGCAGCTGCAGCGCCCGCCTGGCCGCCCGGTCCACCTGCGCCTGCGCCTGCGCCCGCGTCGTGCCTCCGTCGAGGAGCCGCTGGCGCAGCGCTTCGAGCGCGTCCGTCTGGCGCGGGGTGAGGCCGACGAACGCTTCGAGGTCGCGCATCATCTGCGTCATGCTGCGCCCCTGCTCGAACCCGCTCCGAATGACCGCGCGCACGGTGCGCAGCGTCGTCTCGCCAATGCCCTGGATCTGGGCGCCTGCGTAGGTCTCGATGGCCGTGATGGCTTCGGGGACGACCCGCCCGAACTGCACGGTGATCTGGGCTCCGAGCGTCGCTTCCGTCGCCGGGAGGACGGCCTCTGCGCTGCGCTGCGCCGTCTCGCGTAGGAGGAGCTCGAGCGGCAGCCGCACCGCGTCACTGACCTGACGCCAGGCCGGCGCGATGAGGCGCTCGACGAAGAGCAGGTTCCCGCTGCGCAGCGCCGCGCGCATGGCGGCCGTGTCGAGGTCGGCGCGGTAGTCGGCAAAGACGGTTGCCCAGACTGTCCGGAGCTGCGGATAGGCGCGGTCGGCCTCACGGTGCAGGAGCTGCCACGCCTCGAGGCGCGACGGCGTGTCGACGAAGCGGCGTTGGGCCGGGCGCGCGGCGACGAGGATGGTCAGGGGCATAGGCTAGAGGTCCTCGTCATCCGGGAGCGCGTCCGGGATGGCATAGTCTGACTCCGCGCTTAACCCCAAGTACGTCTGGCGAAATTCTTCAGGGGGCACGATCGTGTCTGCCATACCTGGGGCGTATTGATTGAGGGCGGTGGCAATGTGCTGCGCCACCTCGGCTTGTTTCGCCGAACTGAGGGCAAATAAGTTTTCCCATACCACCGTATACGGCTGCGCCGGCTGAGGCAGCGCCCCCAGCAGCAGCAGCCGGTCAATCAGCGGCCTGAGCATGCTCTGTTCCGCAAACGTCGTCTGGCGGCGACTGATACGCTGCAGCCACGCTTCCTGGTCTTGAGTAGAGGCCAATTCGCCCCTTTCGCTCCCGGTGAGGATGCGCTTGGGAATGCCCGTCGTCCCCGCAATGAGATCGATGAGCACGTCAAAATGATCGCGCGGGCTCGCGGCCTGGCCACTCAGCTCCTTGATCGTGGCGCCTTCGACTCGGATGTAATCTTTCAAGCGGAACTGAAACTCCTCGATGGCCTGCTTGAAGACCTCCTCGTCCCCGGGCTGGAGTTGATAATCATCACGACCCTCTAATCCGATCAAGCGACTCGCCCCGCGCCAAAAAAACTCCGCACTGCCCCCCACGACTTTCAGCAGGTCCTCCAGGCGGTCAAACACCGGCTTGAGCCGCGGAATGCCGTACACGTCATCATCGAGACAATCTTCCGCCACGTGCAGCACGCGGCTGGCGTGCACGAACCCGATTTTCCGCGGGAGTGTGCGCGAAGACGACGTGGTCTGGCGATTGAAATTGACCTTGTACACGGACGGCTGGCCAAAGAGCGGCGACGCCGGGTTGGTCTCGAACGCCTCGATCTCCGCAAACTCTTCAGAGTAGGGCGCCAGAAAGAGCACGTCGTCAGGACTGCGCACCGGTCTGGCCGGCGCTGCCAGGTCGGGCTGCCCGCGCACGCCGATCAGGAGCACGCTGTACTGTCCCAGGTTGGCGAGGACGTCCGCGCGCACCAGCCTGGCGTAGACGCCCAGACGCATGACGAGCGCCTGCCAGGCGACCTCGAACGGCGTCTCGACGTCGTCCTGATCGTCTTCCTGCACGGTCGGCGGCTGGCTCCACGTCGCTTCCGGATAGGCGCGGATCAGGCGATGCGCCAGGTCGCGCCGTTCGTAGCACGCTTTATAGTCCTCGTAGGTGAGATCGGGCTTGTAGCCCAGGATATCCGCCAGGTTGCGGCGCGGCTGCCACGAGAGCGGGGCGAAGGCCTCGCGCAGCGTGCGTGCGGTCGCCGCGGCGAACTGGCGTAGGAGACCGTGGGCGTCGGGGGTGAGGGTGTGGCCGTTCGTTAAAGCCATGCGTGGCTCCTTACCAGGCGCGGATACGGCGCGGCTCTTGCGTCAGCACGGCCACGGCACCTGAGAGCATATCGACCTGATCGTCGTGATCACCGTAGGGAAAGAGTCCCAGCTCATCGAGGAATGGCGTGATCCATGGCCCACGAACCAAGAGAACATTCCCGGCTTCGGCGGCAGAAGACGCCGGACGCGCGCGTGTCACCTTGTCGCCCGAAGGTGGATGCCCAGACACCGTATAGCCTGGCAGCACGTCACGCTGGAAACGATCAATGACCAGCTTGCCACTCGCCCCACCTTCCTGTTCGATGTGAATCTCGACGCTCGGGCCGTCTTCTTTGGCAGTCTGCGCCACCAGGTCGTCCACCCCTTTGGGCGTGGTGCGAATACGGCGCACATCGAGGATCCAGTACTGCCCGCGCTGCCCGCGCACCTTCCCTCCTACCGTCCAATCCGGGTCGGTGGCCCCTGGCCGTGGCGCGGTCGCAGCCAGGTCCCAATAGCGTACCACACGGCCCTCGCGCGGACCATGCTCGACGATGGGAAACCACTCGCGGCGAAACAGCTCCCCTTCCACCTCCGCGTCCCAATTGCCATCGAGAAGCTGCTGGCGGGTCAGGGGATCGAGGTAGGCGAGCGTGGCGAGATAGGCGGGGCGGTCGAGGTGCGGGTTGTCGTCCAGCCGTGAGGGCAGAAAGGGACGTCCCTCGTGCAGGCCTTCGGTGATGAAGCGTTGTTTCACCCAGGTGTGGCCAGTCCCGCCGGGATTGCTGGCGCCGCGCATGCGCAGGGGCACGGGCATGCCGAGCGGCCTTCTCAGACGCGAGAAGAGGTAGCGGTACTGCGACTCCCGGAACTGCGACAACTCATCGAAGCCGCAAAACTGCAACTGTGCGCTCTGGTAGCGATACTGGTCGTTGACGTTGGCCAGGTAGCCAAAGGAGAGGGTGGATGGACGGCCACGGGTGGGGAAGGTCCACGTGTGGTCGGCGCCGTTCCAGTGCGCATCTTTTGTGTCGAGCCAGGCATGCGCCACGTCCATCAGCGCGCCGGGCAAGGCGAGATCCGTGTAGTGTCGCCGCAGCAGGAGCGCCGCGTACCCTGGCACATCGACGTACTGCAGGGCCGCCATCAGGAGCGCGATACTTTTCCCCCCACCGGCCGCACCGCCAAACAAGGCTTCACGATGCGGGAGGAGGAGAAACGCGGCCTGTTTCGGCGTCGGGAAGTAGGGGAGGTAGCGATGGAGTCGGAGACCCTGGAAGAGCCTCGTCCGTGCCAGCGCCGCCGAACTGGGCGAGGAGGGTCGCAACTTCGTGGAGGAAGGCATCGGTGGCCCCTGTGGTGTCCGGCTGCCAGGGCTGATCGCCGGCCGGTGTCGTGGGGGCAACCTTCTGCGGGGCGTTCAGGCCGAGCAGCTCACTTTCTTGTTTCAGCGCACGCAAGATGGCGCCCAGCTCGCCAGTGCTCCAGGCCGCCTTCCGTACCGCGCGCAGGTCGGCAAGGTGCTGCGCCTGGTGGCTGGCGGTGTCACGCGCCGCGTCGCGCTTCCAGTCGGCGAGCAGGAGCTGGGCGTCGCGGCCGATGGTGGCATGGTCCCAGGGTTTGCGCGTGCTGGGATTGACGGCACCCTCCTCCGCCAGGACCTCGGCAATCTCCCGCACACTATAGCCCCGCGTGCGCAGCTCGGCAACGCGGCGCTGGCGCTGGGCCATGACCGGCGCAGGATCGTGGGTCGCAGTTCGAGGGCGACGATTAGCCACTGTCGCATTCCATGTGTCGCACCGGCACGCGTCAGGCTGCCCGCGCCATCACAGGCGCACCCCGCGCGCGACAGGGAGGAGCATGCCAAGCGCCGCGCGGGGTGTCAAGGGGCGGCGTCCCCCTCGTCCTCCGGACGCGCCTGCGCCTGCCACACGGCGGCGAACCGCTGCGCCGCACGCGTTGCCTGGAGAAAAGCCGTGCGCAAGGTCTCGGCAGTGGCCCCGGCCACGTGGGCCATCTGGACGATGGCCTGAGTCAGGCGCGGGAACTCGGGGTCAGGAGCGTGTGGTACACGACACGTGTCCGTCATGCGACTCCTTGTGCGTCCGCCGCCGCTGCTCCGCCGCAAGCAGACGCCGCACCAGCGCCGAGACGCCCTCGGGCTGGCGCTTCGCCCAATCGCGCAGAGGGCGCGGCAGGTCGATGTGGATGTCGACGTAGCCGCGCGGCACGGGACCGCGTTTTGGGTCAGTCGTTTCCATGGTGAAAGGGTATCATGTTGGATATTGAATATCCACGAGTTCTTCCCTCTGCGCCTGTTTCCTGGCGAGCTGCGCCGCGCATTCCTCTGCCAGGGCGGGGTAGGCTGCAGCAATCGCGCCATAGACGTTCTGGTTGATCTGCGCATACGCCTCGCGCACGCCCACCTTGCCGTACACGTCGGCGAGCCGCCGCTCATACGAGCTATAGCGATGCCTGAGCATGTTGACGGTGATGCGCCGCAAAAAATCCGGGTGACTCTCCGGGGTGGCTGGCAGGCGGTCCCAGCGCTCACGGTCGTCCTGCAGGGCATTGTAGTGGGCACAGGCGCGGGCGGTGAGTTCCGCCTCCGGCAGCACGGCCACGAGGATGTCCAGGGCCGCCACCTCCCTGAGCAAGGCCGCGCGTTTCGTCTGCGTGGCGCGCTGTGCGGCGGCTTTGCGGGCGTGGCGTGCCTCCTGCGTCTCCTGCCAGGCGGGTGAGGCCTCCACGGCTTCGACGCGCGCCACGGCGTACAGGCGCATCGGTGCGGCGCTCCTGTAGTGGGGGTTGGCGACGAGCGTGTCAGGCTCGCCCAGGAAGGTGGTGATGAGCGCCGGCGTCCAGCCGCGGGCCTTGAGGCCGGCGACAGAGACGTGGGCTGGGGCTGGTGGTGTGTGGGCGCGTGTCATGGCCCCCTCTCCTCCAGCCGGCGCAGCACGTCGCGGTTTTGCGCCGCGATGGTTTGCGCGATGGCGGTGATGTCGGACAACGCTTTGGCCGTCTCGCCGTGCATGCGGGACTGGCTCACGCTTTGACGCCACCAGACGACCACCACAGCAATCAACACCACGGCCGTGAGCCCCACGTTGAGCGTGAAGAACCAGCCAAGGTCATGGCTCATCTGGGTCAAGGTTCCGTCGAGATGCGTGAGCACCTCACGCATGGTCGGGTCCATCGCCGTCTCCGTTTCTGCTATACTCTGCCGGGTCTCTGGTGCACTGTGCTGGCGCCGGAGGGTACTGCCGCCCTGGTTAGGTGACCGCCAGGACCAGGGCGGTGGGCAATATCTCGCTGTTGACACCAGACTCTTCCGACAAGCCCAGCAGATAATCCGTGGTGGTCCCTAGAGCCCGTGCCAAGCGAGCCACCATCTGCCCGCCAGGGTCTTTGACGTCTGACCGCTCAATGCGTGCAATCGTATTCGTGTTAATTCCGGCTGCTTCGCCAAGCTCGCGCTGGGTCCACCCCACACGCCGTCTCAATAAATGCACACGCTCACCAAGGTTCATGCCAGGCACCTCCTCTCATTAGTATACAAATATGATTTATTTTTTGCAATTAGGGATGTTTTAATGTGGCATTACTATACAAATCAGGATAGAATATAGATATAACAAAGGCGCTGTCCACCCCGCAAAAGATGATCCAGCGCCCCGGTGTTCCTCACCCCGTATAAAGGAGATGAACGATGCAAAGTATAGGCGATGCCCCCGCGTACTACAAGCGCGCCAAGCGCCTGCACCGTGCCGCCTACCACCGCTCGACGCGGCTCACGCCCGAACGCAAGGCGCGTTTCGTGGCGGAGTCGATTACACTGAAAGAGGATGAAGGCCGGTCCTGGAGCTGGGCGGAGTATGGCCTGGACGCGAACGCCCCGATGCAAGCGCTGGTACGCGCCGCGCTGGAGGATGTGTAGATGGACCTCACCGCCGCTGAGGAGCGGCTCACCACCTTCACACAGGCCGTCGAGCGTGTCTCGGCCCTGGCACACGCCAAACTCCCCCCGGAGCTGCACGGCCACCTGGAGCGGGCGACAGCGCTCGTCATCCACCGGCATGTGTGGATGGACGAGGACGGCCGGCATGGCCAGGTCCTGTCGTCCGACGGCCAGACGTGGTACGTCTGCAACGGCCACTGTACGTGCATGGGTGTCACGCACGCGCCGCAAGGGCTCTGTAAGCACCGCCTCGCCGTGGCTTTGTACCGGCGCGCCAGCGAACTGCTCGCGCAGCAGGGCGGCGCCACGCCGGCGGCTGCAGCGGCCGCGCTGCCCGAAGCGCCGGCGAGTGTCAACGTGCGGCTGTGCGTCTTTGGGCATGAGTGCCAGTTCACCATGCGCGACAGCGACGAAGCGCGGTTGGTCGAGCGCTTGCAGGCGCTGCTGGCACGGTTTCCGCAGCAGGCGAAGACGACGAGCGAGGCGAGCGCGCCCGCGTCAGGCGAGACGCCGACGTGCCTCTACCACGGCGCCATGCGCGAGAGTACGAAAGTGAAAGGCACGTTCTACTGCCCCAGCCGCATGGGCGATGGCACGTTTTGCAAAGAGAAGTTCCCCAAAAAATAACCCCACGGGGAGCGATGGCTCCCCCTTTCCCATACACGAGGAGACGACCCATGCGTATCCAGCACAACCCCCCTGTCTTTGTCCGCTGTCCGGTGTGCGACAGCGTGCAGGTGGCCGTAGACGACGACCAGGACCGCACCGCCTGGACGCTCTATGCGCTCACGCTGCGCTGCAAGGCGTGTGCGGCGACGTTCACGGCGCACTACGAGTGCTACGCGGTGGCAGCCGTGCGCTACGGCAACCCCATCGGTCCCGTGTTCCTCACCGACGTTCCCCAGGCCGCGCTCGCCGCCTGGGAGGCAGACGACGAGCAGTGCATACTCACGGACGGGACCTCCTACGCCGTCGGGTATGCGCCGACCCTCTTGGACGGGGGACGCATGGACGATCCACGCTGGCAAGACACCAGCCCGGACGAACTCGACGCCCTGCTGGCACACGGCTAACGACGCACCGGGCGCCCACGCGGCGCCCCACCGCCCGCCGGCGGCGCGTGTCAGGGAAAGACCGACAGGCCCCTAGCCCTGGCAGGCGCACCCGGTGGGCCGCGGCGTGGGACACGTGACCACCGTCGGGTCAATACACACATCCCCGCAGGCCTGACTCGCCAGACAGATCCGGCAACAGCCCTGCAGGTTCGGATTGAGCGGATTGTCCGGGGGCGGGATCTCAAAGGGCGTCTGCTGGAAGCCCCCCGGCGGCGGCGCGCCAGGCGCATCGGGCGTCTCGTCGTCGCCGGTGTTCGCACACGCCATGCTGAGCGCCAGCATCAGGAGGAGCAGGAGGACCCTCCTGCCATAGGTCCACGGGTGCGGGGCGTCTCGCATTGTCTGCTCCTGCGGTGAAAGGGTTCTGCGTGCGGTGCTTCCGCCCTGCTTCCGCATGCGAAAGGCAAGGGGAGTCTTTCGAGCGGCATCGTCAGGATTTCAGGGCACATTCCTGCGCACAAACCCCCTGGAGTCCAACTGTCTCCATGACACTTCTCCCTCTCTACGCTGTGGGACGCTCTCATGCTCTCTCCGACGCTAGAGTACACTCTTTCAACACCATACAACTACTCCCTAGTACTCTGTATTACTCTGTGATACGCTGTATTTCCTTTTCGCGTGCTTCCGCTATGCTTCCGCACGCGTGCCAGTGGTGGTACGATAGGGCATCCTGCGACACGGGAGGACGTATGCCGAAACTGACCAAACGTCTCGTCGAGCAGCTGCGCGTATCTCCCAGCGATTACTTTGTCTGGGAGTCGGACACGCCCGGCTTTGGCGTGCGTGTGTACGCCAGTGGCCGCAAAAGCTACCTCATCCAGTACCGCGACGCTAGCGCGCGCACGCGGCGTCTGGCCCTCGGTCCGCATGGGGTGCTCACGCCGGAGCAGGCCCGCGCCCTCGCCCAGACCCACCTGGCACGGGTCCGCGCCGGCGGCGACCCGGCCCAGGAGAAAAAGGCGGCGCGCGTGCAGCCGACCGTGGCCGCGTTCGCCACCTCGTTTCTGGACACCCAGGCCCACGCGCTGCGTCCGCAGACCGTGCACAACTACCAGGGCCTGCTCACGCGCCATGTGCTGCCGGCACTCGGATATTTGACGCTTGCCGCCGTCACGCGGGCTGACGTGCAGGCGTTGCACTCCCACCTGGCGCACGTCCCGACCCAGGCTAACCGGGTGCTGGCGCTGTGCTCTACCCTGTTTCAGGTGGCCGAAGCGTGGGGGCTGCGTCCGGAGGGGTCGAATCCTGCCAGACGGATTGCGCGCTTCCGGGAAGTGGCACGGGAGCGGTATTTGACGCCGGCCGAGCTGGCGCGGCTGGGGGCCGTGCTCCTGCGGGCCGTCCCAGAGGGGCTGGCGTCGGTCTGGACCGTTGCCCTGGTGCGTCTGCTGCTCCTCACCGGGGCCCGCTGGGGGGAAATCCGCACGCTCCGGTGGGAGTGGATCGATTGGCAGCGTGGCGTGGCCCGGCTGCCGGAGTCGAAGACGGGGGCGAAAACACTCTACCTGGCCCCAGCGGCGCTGACCGTCCTGGCGGAGCTCGGGCGCTCTACGCAGGGCCTGGTGCTGCCAGGGCGGAAGGAGAAGCCTCGGGCACATCCGCTCAGGCAGTGGAGGCGGCTGTGTGCGGCGGCAGGGATCACCAATCTGCGGCCGCATGATCTCAGGCATACGTTCGCGTCGTTTGGAGCCACGCTGGGGCTGTCCCTGCAGGTGGTCGGGCGCTTGCTCGGGCACGCGGATACGCAGACGACGCAACGCTACGCGCATCTGGCACCGGACCCGGTGTCCCAGGCCGCGAGCCTGGTCGGGGAGGCGGTGGAGAGGGCACTGGTGGGGGAGGGGCACATTACGTTTGCGCGGCAAGCGCACGCAGAATAGGACCAAAGTTGGTGCGCGGTAATTTCCCCTCGATCAACACTGCTAGAATAAAATACATCTCGTTTTTCTCGCGTGATGGCAACAGGATCATCGCATCATTCAAGACCTTCAAGCCCGGATCATAGGTCTCATACGCCGGGACCAGATCCACGTCCAGCGTCGGATAATCGAATAAATCGGGAATCCGCAAGAACGCGCTGACTTTCTTCACTTCGTCATCGGTAAAAGGCGTCTCGCCTCTCATCTTGCGCGTAATGGCCGATGCACTCACGTTGAGCACGGGCACTAAGGCTTTGCGTGGCAGATGCAGCTCACGCAGTCGCTCGTCAATGAGTTGTCTGATCTTATCCTGTCGTCGCATAGGGTCTATACATCCAGACGGAAAGTCTCTTCAACCTACTGTTAAAAAATTGTACGTAAGATCAAGAAAAGTGGCATCAAAAAAAGTGCTTGAAACGCAATCAAATTGCTTTTATATTCAGCAATCAATTTGATTGATGGGGAGCACATGAAAACCATCAGGTTTTATCGGCGGTTGCGCGATCTTGAACAAAAAGATCTGGCAACGCTTCTCGGGCTGACGACGACGATGATCTCGCGCTATGAGCAAGGCAAAGCAGACATCAGGGCCAAAGATCTCTTCAAGATTGCGCAATTTTTATCTGTGCCTATCCAGAAATTCTTTGAGCCTATACCGCATGCAGATGTGCTTCCTTCCAACGGCCAGGAGCCCTCGCATGCCTGACACGCTCCTGAATACGGTCGACGCTGCAGCGTACCTGCGCCTGTCGTATCGCACGCTGCAGAACTGGCGGGTCAGGGGTGGGGGACCGCGCTACGTGAAACTCGGGGACCGGGTGCTCTATGCGCAGGGAGATCTGGATGCGTGGGTCGACGAGCAGACCCGCACGTCCACCAGCGACCCCGGCCCCTTGCCTCCCCCGCCGACCCCCCGCGCCGCGCTGCACGCGCTGCCGCCCCGGCGCCGGCGGGCGTCGAGGGCGAAGTACTGAGGGAGGGGACGAGAGCGATGCGCACGTGCGTCTGGTGCCTGGAACCCATCGCCGCCGGCGAACGCTGCTGGCGCTTCGCCAACGGGCCCCTGGCGCACCGGGTCTGTGCGCTCCGGCAGGTGATCGGGTCCGTGGCGCATGTGGAAGGGCGCTGCGGCTGCTTCGTGCCGGGCGCAGACGAGGGTGATCCGGAGGGCCTGACCCGACGCCAGGCCGCCGAAGCCGCCGTGCAGGCGCATCGGGCGCGGCGGGCGCGGGCGCAGGGGGAGTTGTTTGACGAGGCGAAGGAGCAGGTATGACCATGCACCTGATGGCGCAAGTCTGGGATCTGGAGTTGCCAGCCAGGGAAAAATTCATCCTCCTGGCGTATGCGGATGACGCCGATGTCTGGCCACCAGAGGTGCTCAATGTAGCGCTCCTCTCCCAGAAAACGGGCTACCCCTCTGCAGAAGTCGAGCAGGTTCTCCGCCAGCTCAGCGCCAACACGACGCTCCTACACGAGCCAGGCTAGGGGCGAGCACCCATGAACGAGATACGCGACCGGCGCGACAAACATTGGTTCTGGATCGATGACGCGGTGATCGACGCGCACGCGACCGCGCTCGGGTCGTTCGGGCTGGCGCTGTATATGGTGCTGGCGCGCCATGCCGATCGCCATGGCCAATGTTACCCTTCCCTACGCCGACTCCAGGAGCTCATGGGCGACGCCTCCCGCAACACCATCAAAAAGTACCTCGCGCTTCTGGTGAGCCGTGGACTCATCGCGTGGACCCCACGGCTCGATGAGGACGGCAATCCCAGCTCCCATCTCTATACCCTCCTCCCCATCCCCACCAGTCCTGACGCGTCAGCAGGGGGTAGGTCAACCATTGACCCAGGGGTGTCAACCATTGACAGGGGTGGGTCAACCATTGACGGGGGGGTAGGTCAACCATTGACCGGGGGTAGGTCAACCATTGACCCCGAAGGAATTGGTTTTAAGGAATTGGATTTTGAAGGAGGGAATTCCCCCCTAACCCCCATGAATGGGGGAACAAAACATTTTGATCCTCAATCTAGGGAACAAAATGCCGATACCATAGGGGAACATAACGTGTTCAGTAGTGATGAAAGTTCTATCACCAGCACACCAGAGGCGCCACCGCCAGAGCCTGCCCTGGACACCCTCCAGGGCCGCCCCAGCCGCGCCGACGGCACCAACCCCCGTGCCCTGGAGCAGCAACGCGCTGACGCGGCGCAGCACCAGGTGGAGGAGGCCATGGCGCAGTGTCCCTACTGCGACGTGCATGGCTGGATCACGTTTTTCGACGCCCACCAGACGCGCTGGGACGCCCGCTGCCCCCACGACCTGCCGAAAATCCTGGCCTACGTCGCCAGTCACGCCTACACCTGGCCCGGCGCGCCCCCCGGTCTGGGCGAAGGCGGCCCCGCGCCACCCACCGCCGGGTGCTTTTCCATGGGAGACGATGCCGCGCGAGACACTGCCGCCACGTCGCCGGTGCACGAGCCCAGCGTGGCGTCTGTGCCGTCTGGGGCGACCAAGGGCTCGCGAACGCACGGACCACATGCCGCGGCGGTGGGGAGGCGTCAGGGGGCCCGGGCCGCGCGGGAGGCGTGTCCCTACTGCGATCCGGACGGCCAGCTCACGGTGTACGACGGGGCGGAGGTGCGCTGGCTGCTGCAGTGCCCCCATGAGCTGGCGCAGGTGGTGCAGGCCGTGCAGGCGCAGGGCTACACCTGGCCTGGGGAGGCCGCGGCCCGGGCCCGCGCCACCGACCACGGCCCGGCCCCGTGACCCGCCTGCGCCTCGTGCGCATCCGGCGTGGCAGATCGCTGTGGGCGCTGGGCTACGCGGTGCGCATCAGCCCGCCGGTGCTCTCACGCATCGAGCGCGGCCTGGTGGCACCGACGCCGGCGCAAAGACGGCGCCTGGCGCAGGCGCTGGGGGTGGAGACGCGGGGACTGCTGGAAGACGTCGAGGCGCCGGCGCAGCCGTGGGCCAGGGAGGAGGAGGCGCATGCTCGTTGACCTGCCCGAAGACGAACGCCAGGTGATCCTGCTCGCGCTGGCGCATCTGGCGGTGGAACGGCCTGGCTGGGAGGTCTATCTCACCAGCGTGAGTGCGCGGCTGGCTGGGGAGGAGCTGTTCAGAGCGTTCTCCGCTGTGCGCACGCAGGAGCCGCCATGCTCGTAGAAGGCATCCGGAGCACGGACGCGCACGCCACGCAGCACCACCCGCTCGACCAGGCGCACACCCCGACTGAGGCGGCGTCCGGCCTGCTGGTCTACGTCGTCTGCGGCGCCCGTGGCTGCCCGCAGCGCCTGGCGGTGGACGCGGCGGTGTGGCGCGAGGAGAGACGCCGGCGCGGGACGCAGTCCGAGGGGGTGCAGGTGTGGCACGCCCGGGGCGATCGGCTGGTGCCGGTGGCGCCCAACGTCGACGGGCTGGTGCCGGAGGCGGACGGCCGCGCCAGGGAGCAGGGGGAGGAGGACGACACGCATGGCTAGCCCCACCCCCGGCGAGATCGCCTACGCGGCGTACCATCAGGGCGCCCCCCTGCCGTGGTCGCTGCTCCCCGCCTATGAGCAGCGGAGCTGGGAGGCCGCCGCCCAGGCCGTGCGGAAAGACACGCTGGGATTCCAGTTCCCCTTGGGGTCTCACGTCCGGCGAACCATAGACCCGGAGCACATCTGGGAGATTTGGTGGCGCGCCTGCCGTGAAGAACGCGACAGGACCGTCATCGACTATGGCCGTCAACTGGTAAACCCCGAGACAGACTACCATCCTTGCGCCGTCAACGACTCCGCCCTGAAGGGCAGAGCTTGTCGCTGCCTTACAGGCAGCCAGTCCCGGAGGACTGACATCCATGCGCGACCATCGGCTGGTTGACCGCAGCCGTAAGCACTCTCACGAGTGCGTGTACAGTACAGAAGTACTGACGCTGAGACTTTTACCCCGGCAACGTATTCAGCCGGGAACTCCCTAGCTCAGTTGTCAAACAACACCAGAGCCCAACCGTGTTAGCCCGCATGCGGGTGCCTTCAGCTCTGGATAAAGTATAGTAGTTTATTTGTAACCTATGCTACACCAATGTGCCTTTGGCACACGAGGAATTGGCTCTACGAGCCAACCTCCTGTCCTCCACTCCCTGAACGGAGTGGTTTCTCGGAGGATTTTTGATGAGCGAGACCACACCAGAGGCTGAGGGCACCCAGATCATCATCATGTGTACGTCGTGTGGCGAGGAGCTCGACCAGGCCGAGCGCGATGCCCCGTTGGGCGGGGAGCACGAGGCCGCGCTGTGCGACGAGTGCTACCGCGAGTTTTACGAGTTTACCTGCTGCTGGTGCGAGGACGATGACGACGACGACTACCAGCATGTCTTGCTGGTGGTCTTTGACGCCTACGAAGCGTGCATCGCCCTGCCAGGCGTCTACCGCATCGATGCGATGCCGTATTTCAGCCAGCCCCTCATAGGCCATGGGCGTCTGTGGGACAACCAGTTGACCTGGCTGGGGTATCTCCCCGGCTGCCACAGCGACGGCTTGCCCTGTGGCCATCTCTGCCGGCGCTGCCAGGCCCTCGCCCTGGCCGACTGCCGGTATGGCACCCGCTGTGGGGTGGCGGCGCTCGCGGGAGGACACCTATGAGGGAGGCAGGGGAGCGGGAAGGGAGGAAGGGAGTGAGCGCCATCGAGCGCGCCTGCCGCGGCTTGATCGTCGAGGCGTACTGCTCCTGGATGACGTTACGGCCCCAGTACACCCTGCTGGGTGCTGCCCAGGACCTGGGACTCGCGTCTGCGGACCAGCCACGTGCGGAGGACAGCCATGCCTGCCGTCCCCCTTGTCCCGCGCCGGTCCTGTCCAGGCTGCGGCCCCACGGCCTTCGCGCCGGCGGGCGTCTAGGGCGAAGGAGTAAGGGAGGAGGGAGGCGTGGCTGAACCAGCCGCACGGCCGACGGCGCCCGTCTGGTGGGTTCCCGCGACCCTGGTGGACGCGGACCCACGCACCCCCTGGGGGCGTCTCGTGGGCATGCTGGCCGCGCATTATCACCAAACCTCCGGGAAGCCCCTGGATTTATCCATGGGGAGGAAGAGGAGGTTGCCCCAACGGGGCAATTCCTTGTGTGCCAACGGCACATTTCGAGAGCATAGGTTACAAAATACCATGTATACTTCTTTCAACATACCAAAGGCACTCGCCTACGGGGAGAAACGGTTAGGTATGCGGTCTTATACCACCATCCTTGTTGCTCAGGTCAACGGTATCTCGACACGCGGCGACATCCTCCGGGGTGTTTGCCACTAGGGCCACCTTGTAAGCTGGCCTCATTTATGCGCCCCAGCAGTATCGGGAGTGCAAAGCCCCTAGCTTGAGCTATGGGGTTGCTTACGTGTTGACGGGGACGGACGCGGCGGCGCAGCTGACGGCGCTGCACAATCTTCGCATGGCGCTGGAGGCCGAAGCACGGGCCGCGCGGCGCCAGCTGGAGGAGGCCTCCCATGCCTGAAACCCCACCCCGCCGCTGGGCGACGCCCCCGGAGATCCACGACCCCGCGCGCCTGCGGGCGGACGCGCAGCGGCGGCGCGCGGCGCTTCAGGCCGCCGGGTGCCAGACGTATACGGTCGGGATGCGGGGCGGCCAGGCGGCGATCGTCTGCCTGTGCTGCGGGCTGGGGAGTGCCAATCCCCACGATATCGCGGAGAAGTTCTGTGGCTTCTGCCGCACATGGCACAGTGAGTGGAGGGACGACGATGCCGAGTGACCGCAGGAGGGCACTGATGGCCCGCCTCTACGCCATGGGCACCGCGCTCACGGCCATCCGGGAGACGACGTACCGCCAGGCCTGCCCCTGGATGGAGTCCCAGGGCAGGCCTGGAGCCCCATCCAGGGACGCGCTCTGGCTGCACCTGGACGCCGTGCTGGCGGACCTCGAAGTGGTGCTGGCGGACCTCAGGGAGCGGGAGCTATGACCGGCCTGTGGTATTCCTGCTGCCCCACCGCCGGGGTAGGCGACGCGGTCTGTGTGCGCTGCCGGCGGGCCGTGCTGGCCACCTCGGTGCCGCCTGCAGGGCAGATCCTCTGCGATCCCTGCTTTGATTGGTGCTACACGCGGGACGACCGGTCGGTTCGCCAGGCGGCGCGGGGGGAGGACGAGGCATGACACCAGCACAACGCACCGCATGGATGGCTCCGTGCCTGCTCGCCTTTGAATGCACCCACCCGCGCTACTGCCGGGTCGCGTCTGGCGGTAAAGTGTCGGTGATCGTCACGGTCAACATCGGCTATGAATGAATCGAAGCCAACTTTGGGGGTGCGGTCTGGCACGCCTCAGTTGCTCCGACAGCAGGACATATCGTGCTGAAGCCGACGCTGCATTCCCGTGCCTTGAAAGCCCTCGAAGGCGTGGGCGACCGCACGCACGAATGGCACGAATGGAGCGGCTTTGCCTATCACATTCGACGCCGGCTCACGCCAGAGGAAGTGCACTGGCCAGAAGAGGTCCGCGATATTCGGGGGACGCCGGAAGCCGAGGCACGCTACCGTCGCATGGCGGCCATCCTAGGGCCGATGGGAAGGCGGCTGGCCAGAGAGGAGTTGACACCGCCATGCTCGTAGACGGCATCCGCAGCAGCGACGCGCACGACAAGAAACATCACCCGCTCGACCAGGCGCACACCCCGACTGAGGCGGCGTCCGGCCTGGTGGTGTACGTCGTCTGCGGCTTTGACGGGTGCGCGCAACGCCTGGAGGTCGACGCGGCCGTGTGGCGCGAGGAAGAGGCGCGGCGGCGCGCGGCGGAAGTCGCCACCCGGGCCGGCCATGCCTGAGGCGGCGCGGGACCTGAGGAAGGCGGCCGGCGCACCCGCGCCAGCGTGGGCAGGAGACGCCGGCGGGAGGGGGGAGGCAAGGCGGTGACGAAGCGCATCCTGTTTGACGTCCTCTGCGGCCTTGCCAATGACTTGCAGGAGGAATGCGACCGGTTTGTGCTTCTCGCCACAGAAAATCGTCCTGGAGGGCATTGTCGAGCGCGTCGATGTGCTGATTGACCAGGTGCTGGAGGATGGCGTACAGGAGGAGGAGACGCATGGCTGAGCCCATGTCCCCGGAAGGCTACGCCGCGGCGGGCGGTGTCTGCTGCCCCTCCTGTGGCGGCGCGGTGCAGTGCTGTGGGCCCCTGCATGTCTCTGGGGCGGCAATCCTCGTGCCCCAGGCCTGCCTGGCCTGCCTGGCGCGGTGGCGGGCGGTGTACGAGCTCGCCGGCTACGAGCCGGCGGAGGAGACGCATGGCTGAGCCCCTGTCCCCGGAAAGCTACGCGGCGGCGGGTGGGCGCTGCTGTCCGTACTGTGGGAGCCCGCCGCGGCGCTTTGGATCCCTGCGTGTGCATGGCCCCTTGGTGGTCGTGCCGATGGCCTGCCTGGCCTGTCTGGCGCGGTGGCGGGCGGTGTACGAACTGGCGGGGTACGAGAAGGACGAGAAGGAGGAGGAACGCGTATGTTAACCGTATTCGTGCTGCTGGCAGTCGCCGCGTTCGTCGTGACGATCGTGAGCGCCATGCAGCGCTGTCCGCTGTGGCCAGCCGTGCTCATCCTGTGCGTCATCGAGCTGCTGCGCGCCATCCCGCTGGGCCGCTGATGCGTGACGTGGACGCCGCGCTGCTGGCGCTGGCGGTCGTGGGCGCGATCGCGCTGGTGCTGGTGGCGCTGTTTCTGGGGGCGCCTTAACGCACGAGCACCTCGACGCGGCGGTTCTGTGGCTCGTCCTGGCCTGGGGCATTGACCAGCGGGGACCTGGCGCCGCGTCCCACCACGCGCACAAACGTCGCCGTCAGCCCCTGCGCCACGAGCAGATCCCGTACTGCCTCCGCCCGCGCCAGGGACAGCGCGTCGTTGTCGGCGTCCTCGCCCGTCTGGTCGGTGTGGCCCTCCAGGAGGACCTCGACGGCGGCCCGGCCCGCAATCGCCACCAGCAGCGCCGGCACCTCGGCCTGACTCTCCGGCTCGAGCGTGGTGGCGCCGGTGGCGAAGCGCAACGTCCACAGCCGCCCCGCCGCTGGCAGCGTCGCCAGCACGGCCCCGTAGCGTGCCTGCACCTGTGCCGCCGTGGTGAGGCCCGCCTCCAGGCGCCCACGCGGCTGCGCCTGCGCCGTCTGGTACGCCGCGTCGAGCGTGAGCGTCTTGTCCGACGTCTGCACGGTGAGCTGGCCGCCAGCCTCCGTCACGGCGAGGAGTACGACCTGGTCGCGTGGCGCGGCACAGGCGGTGAGGAGGGCACAGAGCAGGAGCAGCACGGCGGTCATGCTGGCGCCTTTCTTGGGGGTTTCGGACGACCCACCCACTTAAATTGCGGGGTCCAATCGTTAGAGTAGTAGCGCAGCAACACATCGCCACTGGGACACAATGTCACCTTGACAATGAGCCCATCGACCCCGTCTGCCTCGTAGATGCCCTGCTGCTGGATGCAGTCCAGATTCGACCGCCATAACTTTTCTTGCTCCTGCGCGAGCTGGAGTTCTGACCGTGCCACACCAAGCCTGATCGCCTTCAGCTCATTCCAGACGGTCGGGATACTCCCACCAATCGACAGTGCCAGCGTGGGATACAGGATCAAGTATTGCCAGATCTTCGTCGGCGGCGAGGCCGGCGCTGGAGTCGCGGCGGTCGTCGGTTCGGCCATGCGCTGCCCTTCCCTGCACCGCTATCCCCCCACCTCGACGATCGGCGCCGCGTCCACGTCTGTCAGCAGTGGGACCTGCGCGAGCTCGGTTGTGCCGTTGCTCTGGTAGACCGTCAGCGCATCCGCGTGCGTCGTCGTATCGCGCTTATGGCCGGTCGTCATCGCCAGCGCGCCGTAGAGCGAATTGACGTCGAGCGCATCCCCGTACCCCGAGGCTTCGATATCGTTCGTATGGCGTCTGGCCAGAATATCGGCGATTTTCTGACACGCATCGAGCGCCAGCTGCGCCGCCGTGATGGCGCCCACCGCCAGCGTGAGGGCGGGCTGTGGGTCGGCGGAGAGGAGCACGCGGTTATCCGTCCCGAGCGTCACGGTCGGCTGGATCTGCACGGACACGTCCTCCCAGACGCCGTCTGGATCATGCGCGTAGACGTCCACCTGGTTCGCCGTCATCTCTGCGGCAGAGAGCTGCACGCGGACGATGGCGGAGCCTGCTGGCGCGACGGTCGGCAGCGTGGCCAGCGTGGTCAAGGCGGCGTGATCCTTGGAGACGCGAAAGTCGCCGGCCGCGAGCGGGGGACTGGCGAGGAGTTGGCCGGTGGCGGTGGCGATCAAGGTCAACGAGAACTCGTAGGCGCGGCCGCGTTGGGGTTCGGGCATGGCGTTGTCTCCTCTGGCGTGGCGCCGTTCGCAGGCGCGTCCACCGGTTCGGGGGTCGCGAGGACCTCTTCCAGGATCTGCACCGCACCCTCGATACGCAGGAGCGTCTCCTGCAAGCGCGTGACCTGGGTGCCACCCGTGACGAGGTCCTGCCGGAGTTGCGCGAGGCGCGTTTCGGCGGCGAGACGCAGCGCCGCGCTCATAGGAACCTCGCGGCCGTCTGATTGATCGCAGCCTGGGCCGCGTCAATCGCTGAGAGCATGGCGCTGAACGCAAACACGGTGTCGTCAAGCGTCGTCTTGGTCAGGCCACTCAAGGCTGTAACCTCATCAAGTTCCTCTTGTGTCAGCGTTTCCTTAATACCGCCCGCGCTGTTGTAGAGTTCGTTGATACTGGACAGGCGTGGACGTAGGTCGGCCAGCACGCTCTTGGAGAGCGCACAAATTTTGGCGACACTATCGTTTTCCAAGACTGACATCGGCATAGGTCTCTTCCTTCTAGGTAAGGGCCGCCTCTAGTGTGGCGACACGGGCGGTTAAGGCGTCGAGCTGCGCGAGGAGTTGCTGCATGCCAGCGACGAGCCACACCACCAGTTTACTATGATCCACCTGTTGTGGCTTGACGCTGCCATCGGCGTGCACCGCATCCGGTTCGCCCGTCACGGCGTCAGGAATCACCTGCTGGAGTGCATGCGCCAGAAAGCCAGTGCCTGGGGAGCCGTCAGCCTGCCAGCGAAACGCGACGGGACGCAGCGCGCGGATGACGTCGAGCACGCCAGTGAGGGGTTGGATGTCGAATTTGAGGCGCACGTCGGAGGACGTGTTGAAGGCCGTGGCAGCAGCCGTGGCATTGATCGAGCCGACGACGCTCCCGCCGACATTGACGAATGCCACGGTGAGATTGCCGGTGTCGCCCCCCACGGTATGCACCGCGAGGCCATACTGCGCGAGTTTGTTATAGGTGAGAGCCAGGGCAAAGAGGCCGTTGGCATTTTCTTGAATCCCCACGGGGCCGTTTAACTGGGTAAAATTGGGCGTTGCTGGCGGCGTCGCCCCCACACCGAGCCGTTCGGCATACAGGGTCGTGAGGACCGCCGTCCCCCCCGTCATCGCCACTGCGTTGGCGTTCTGCACCGCCAGCGTCCCCAGCCCCAGGTTCGTGCGCGCCGTCGCCGCGGTCGTGGCGCCGGTGCCGCCGTCCGCGATGGCAAGCGGCAGTGTCGGACTCGCCAGCGGCACCCACGCGCCGCCCTTGCGGCCCTCAAAGTCCGTGCCAGTCCAGCGCAGGGTCCCATCCACCGTCCCCACGGCATTGCCGAGCTTAATGGCGCCGTCGACTTCGAGGCGCTCCTGGCTGACCGCACTGGCCGCCAGCAGGAGATGATCGCTTGCCGTCGTCGGCGAGAGTCGGGCGGGAGTCCCAAAGGGATAGGCGAGCCCGTTGCCATTCTGCCAGTAATCCGCACGCTCCGCTGGCGTCAACACCCGTGGCCAAAACGCCGGCATGTCGAGCCGACCGTTGAGCGATTGCGTCGCGAAACCCACGGTGCGTCCGACCTCAAAGGGCAGCGTCGAGTCATAGGACCCCCCGGGGTTACTCACCTGCGCTGCCGTGCCATTATTCACCTGGAGATACTGCATATCGGTGTCGGCATCATACCAGCCAATGAGTAAGCTCCACTGATTGATCACGGGAGGAGTCGGTGACGCCAGATTCACAAACGACACGCCATTGCCCACCACAAAGTTCCAGGCATCCTGGTACTGCCAGAGCATATACTCGACATTCTTCGTATCGACCACGGCGGACCCTTTGCCGACAAACCCCATGTTGCTCGCCGTCGTGGCGACATAGACCCAGCATGCCACCGTAAAGCTCTGGTTGGCGCCGGCCGACAGGAGGGCCGTATCGGGCACACTGAGGTACGTGTTGTTGGTGCCGTTCATGGCGAGGGCCTGGCCAATTTTGCCGACCGCGTTGGTCACCTGGGGTGGGCTTCCGGTCGGGAGGAGATGCGTGGTGCCGACGCTATCCAGGCGGGTGCCGGTGGCCTCGTCGAGCGTCCAGAAGGCCCGAATCCCGGTCGCCAGGGTCGATTGCCCCAGGTCCACGCGGCTCCAGTAACTCTCGCCGCCGCCGCCGCCGCCGCCGCCGCTCCCGGCCAGTGCCAGGAACGACAACGAGTCCTGATTGTTGCTGATCGCGACGCTGCCACCGCGCACGTAGACCACCGGGAAGGTCCACCAGTCGGTCATGTCCGTCCCCGCGCCAGTGAGCTGATATTCGACCGCTGTGGCGGCGTTGTTCACGTCCTGGATGTACCATGTCGCCCCGGCTGCCAGGAGACGAAACAGGTTGCTGGCGTCGGCATTGGCCAGGGTGAGATCGGTGGCGCGAATCTGGGTGGCCAGGGTCGGGTCCGCATGGTTGATGCCGATATGCTTGTTGACCACGGCGCCCGAGGTCGCGGTGGTCCAGGTCCACTCGTGCTCGAACCCCCCGCCGCCCGTCGGCGCATCAACAAACTCCAGGGCCGTGGCGCCGGCAGTGACACTGAGGAACTTCCCGGCCTGGCCCGTATAGGCGTCCGGCGTGTCGCTCAAGGCCAGGAACGTACTGACCCCTGCCGGCGGCACGCCCCAGGTGGCATCCCCGCGCAAGAACTGCGTCGTCCCGCCCGGCGCTTTTGGCGTCAGGCCATGCTGCGTGGTGGATACGTTCGCGGTGGTCACATCGGTGAAGGCCAGATCGAGATCCCGCACCGTCAGCGTGTTGCTGGCACCACTGAGGGTTTTGCCGGTGAGTGTCTGCGTATCGGTCGTGCCAACCACAGCCCCGGTGGGCGCTGCCACGGTGCCGAGGACGCCACTCGTGAGCCGCGCCAGGCCCGTGCCCGTGCCGCGCTTGAGGAGCTTGCCGCTCGTGCCGTCAAACAGCGCCAGTTCACTATCGACCGAGAGCCCAGCGCTGGAGCTGACATCACCGCCACCCCCGCCGCCCCCAGGAGGGACGGCCCACGTGTTATCGGCGCGCAGGAACGTCGCCGTGCCGCCTGGCGCCGTGAGCAGGGCGAGGTCCCCGAGCTCGAGCTTCGCACGGGCGCCCGCCGGCGTCGTGGCTTCGGTGCCGCCACGGGTGAGGGGCAGGGGGACCTGGATGGATGGACGGGTGATGGTGAGGGACATAGGTTAAATTTCCTCTAGTTGACTCTGGTCCCAGCGACAATCCCCACTCGCGGTCAGATACGCCACCGGCCCTTCGCCGGCCGACGATTGGAGCAGGACCCCAGGCTCCTGCACAATAGGCTGTGCCACCAAGTCGGTATAATCGAGCGCGCGGCCCGTGGCGACACGGAGCGCGGTGCCAAACGACGACTCGGAGAGCCACTGCAGTTGGAGTGCCAGGATCTGGCCAAAGGCCATCGCCACCAGTGTCGTTTGCAGCACCGTCAGCGCACTGCCAAAGCCCGCCGTCACCTTCACCAGGCGCACCTCCCACATCGCCGGCGTGTCGCCTACGACGAGCAGCACGGCGTACGCCGTGCCCGTCGTTCCCGTGAGATCATCCTGCGAGGTGGCCCCGTAGACGCCGTACATATCCTCGCCCGCGACGCCCGCGACGGGCTGGATCAGGGTCGTGACGCGCCCCTGCCGAAAACCGCGGTTGCTCGCCTGCGCCCAGCGGCCGCAGAGGGCGCCTGGGCCATCGGCGGACCCGACCAGGCGCAGGGAGCCGGTCCCCACCAGCGGGGCGGTCACATCCACATAGGCCTGTTGCGTGGGGTGCGCGTAAAACCATTCCCACTCGGCGAACATTAGACGGGGTCCTCCTGGATGGGATGGACGTAGACACGCAGACCGTTTTGCAGGCCATTGTCGTTGAGCGTCGAGGTGGCCGCATAGAACTTGCCGCGTGCCGCGACCATGGCGGTGATGCCCTGGTTGTTGTCCGGATCGCCAAAGTTCGCAATACTGGCCAGGTCAAACTCGATGGTCCAGCCATTGGCCGGGTCGGTGCTGCTCACGATTTCGAGCATCGGCGTCGCGCTGGTCGAAAACCGCCCCAGGTAGAGGCGCCCGCCAAAGACGCCCAGGCACCCCGGCTGCTGGTTCGTGAGACCCGTAAAGGTAAAGCGCCGGTCCCATCTTCCCGCCAGCCCGATCCCAGGCGTGATCGACCACACAGACATCTGGGAGCCATCCTGCACGCCGGTCGCCGCCCAGAGCGTCCCGCCAAACGCGACCATATTACACGTCTGCGTCGCCGGGGCGGGTAGGGTGTGCGCGTTATAGCCCAACGCCGTAAGGTGGTACATGACGGTGCGGCCTGCGCCACTCACCTCGAC